GTCTTTAAACTTAAACCAAAAACTTATACTAAAAGGTTTATTAGTTGTGCCATCGACGAACGACAAATCATCATGATCAGACACTTGCCCCATAGAAACTGAGCCGTCAAACGAAACAGTTGTATTGTTGTTATTAAAAGGAGTTTCATAGCTTAAGGCTGGGACATTTACCTCTGCAGGATAAATTATATGATGATCGTTTTCAGATGAATCCGATGTCTTGTAAAACGAGTCGAAAAAGCTGTCGTCAAAGAACCTCCAGTATGCTACGAGACTATCATTATTTATATTGGGATTGTCTGCGCCAAAGATTGTCTGCCAAGGCTTTGTTAGGTCATGATCTACTATTTGATCGCTGTGGATCGTAGTATTATCAAGAAATATACTTTTAACTTTTTCGCTCATTTAACTTTCCAAAACTTTATAGAAATACATCTATAATTATAACACTTTTTATTTTCTAAGTAACCCGCCGAATGCCAAAGAGTCTGTGCCTTCGGGATTGTTGTCATATGTGAAACCAGAATGGGCTGATTTTATCAAGTAATTCGATCTAGAACTGTCAGGAAGAGCCATTAGTATGCCTGTTAAAGCCTCAGTCTCTGTTATTAGTGAGTTCGTTGTTAGATCAATTGTATCATCGAACAATACTTCTGTCTGTGGGACGTCTGAAGAGAACCCGGGGACGTTGAAGGTTATTTTTTCTAACGTTCTGAGATATGGGCGAGGATAATGAGATTCACCAGGAGAACCAGCGCTTATCCAGATAGCGTAGTTATATAAATTTTCCCATAAAGTATAAGTGCCGCTTATGAATGCTACATAATCTGTTAAAGAAATGTAATCACTATTTGTTACAGGCGCAAAGGCTTGTTCACTTGCATCAAAATAACCGTCGTCGTTGATCATTACGTTTTCTAGTTTTTGTTGATCTTCTGTTCTTTTTATATCATTTGACACGAAGATTGTTCCAAACTCTGGGTTTGAATTTGCACCAGATATCTCGCCAGACACTCTATGTGCTTGCCAAGGTGAGTCAGCTGAGTTGTTGAGTATTGTCTCTCTGATTGCGAGTGGCTCGAGAATACCATTATTTCTGATTGGTTCAAGTATATTATTATCGTACACTACGGGATATTGAACAGTCTCTGTGCTTAATATCGTGTGTGTGGTGAGATCATATGGACTGTGCCTGCCTTCGATATCGGCAAAAGGTATATTTCCTTCATAATTTATAGGTTGGCCGTACTCTCTTTGCTCAACATAATGATCTGGGCGTCCTATGTTTCTCTGATTATTTGATGATAATTTGTATAATATTGAATCATTTTTGTACTTATCTGTTGTAACGCTGACGCCCTGTCTAAACGCATCAAATGCAGAAGTATCCATTTTTGCTAGATTTTTTGTAGCAGAGTTGTAAATTGCTACAACTTCTTTCTTCTTCAAATAGTAGTCTTGCCAGATGGCGACTTCTGCTATCAATCCGTCGATGTTATTGTCGTCTCCTGATTTATTTGAACCTACGAAGACATTCCCAGGTCCAACAAGTGTACCTGTTGCAGCATAAGTTGTATGAGTAATAGAATAGTTTTTGTCAATAGTCTTATTGATATAGAGTCTATAAAATTTATTAGTAAAAGCGTCTGTGGCAGTCCAGTCGTTACCAATTGACGACAATACTACGTGTTGCCATTTATTTGCTTCAACAGCAAGTGCAGAAGTAATCACATAAGTTTTAGCGGCGGCATCATCTTCAATTGTTTTAAACTCTATCTTCATGTCAGGATTTATTTTTAATTCGTACTCTTGATCTAATAGCGTCCCTTTTGATAAAAGTATAGTCTCTTTTTCATTGTTCAAATAAAACCACATTGAAATTGAGAACTGTTTATCTGTTGAAGTTCCCGAGCCTATGTTTGACCCTGTTGTGTTTTCTATTTCAATGTATTGATAAGACGATGCATCAGGTGATGTAAGCTTTACAGACGCTACATCTACATTCATCTTTTTACCAGGTGCTGCCAAAAATGGAATATTTGTATTTGCTGTAAAAACAAGGGCGCCTAATTGATCTTTTACGGTCACAACTGACGGTGGGGTTAGTAGATCGCTTATAGCAGATGTACTTGAACGTGTGTACACTTTTAGATTATCTGATGCCCATTGTGTGTATTGTCTTCCTGTTTTTGAGAACTCGTCCGTTAGCTCATACGGTTCATCTTGTTTTCTTTTACGCTGTGTGTTTGGGAAACTGACTAATGCAGAGGTTATTTCACTTGTGTCAACAGTTGTTAAACCAAACCCCAGATAATTTTTATTTGTTATTTCAATAGTTTGAGACTCTAACTTGGTAGAATACCCTGTTTTTGATTCAGTTACTCTTGATACTACCTTTCTATTATTTGAGTTGTCGTCTTCGTAGGGTGTTAGAACTCCAGGATCGTTTCTTAATGTATATGCCATGATGTTTTCCTAAAATTTCTTTATACTACCAACAATCTGAGATAGGAATATGTTTCCTCTTGAATTGTCGCGTTCTGATGAGTTCATGTAGATGTCGTCGAATAAGTATTTGAATCTGTTTCTTTCTAACATGTGTGATTCAATGATAAAGTTTGTTCCCATATACTTTGTCTTCTTTGGGAGTAGTTGTTTTATTATTTTTGTGTATGCTTCGTCGAACCACTTAAAGATCCCTAAGTACGCATCGATGTCTAGTTTGCCAGTAAGTCTGTTGAAATAAATTTTCTGTAAGTTCTCTAGATCAATATATGAATCAGAGAACATTAGATTCGGTTGACCAAGTATATTGTTGATGACGTCAAGCGAGCTGAACATCTTGACTATGTCTTCGTTTAAGGCATCTATTGACGAGAATTCAACTGCGAATCTTGCATCATCAAAGAACTTTTCATACAATGGGATCTCATGAACTAGCCCTTGTATGGCATTTGCAGAGTTTTTGACATTGTCTTCATCTATGAAACCGCGGGCTCTAATTTTATTGCTTGACTGTAATAGATCATACTTAGGAGAAATAATATTAAAATAGAAGTTCTCTGGTTTAATTACAGTGTTTTCTAGTTCGAAGCCTGTTCCTGACAAGTGTTTTTCATTTTGTGAATAATCGAATATCTGGATCTCTCCAGAAGCGTTTGCTGCCGTTGTAGATTGATCTGTTGAAGCGTCTACTCTGAGTCTCTGGAATGAACCGGTTGCGTGAGTGTTGAAGTTAAAGTTGTCAAACGGTGATACAACACCGAGTGAAGTATAATTTCGAACGTGTTCTTTCCATTCATCGTCTGTGAATCCTTTCGACCACATTCTTAAGTGTCCGACTTTACCTTCAAATTCTGTTGTCATTTCTGTAGATGATGGGCCAAAACTGTTTAAGAACTCTGGAGTCGTTGCAAAATTCTGTTTTCCTATCGAAAGGAAGTGTCCGTATTCATTAAAGTTTCCGTCTCTCTTAGAAAAAATATCTGATCCATCGATTCCGTCGACGAATGCAGCAAGCAGAGTCGATGAACCTGAGCCTCCACCATCAGTATGTGTAGGGACAACTGTGTTAAGAGCTGATGATGTTCCTGATGTGACAGTAATAACTATATCCGTTATAAATCCGCCTCCTTCTGTTACAACTACAGAGTACCCTGTGGGGTTTGACCAATCTGATCCGTCATATGTAGATGTTGTCAAGGCTCCTCCTGTAGGAGTCCAGGTAATAGTGTCATTTATAACAGGAAGAGTGAGAGATAATACTGTGTTTGTTGATACGGCATATATAAGTGAATGATCTAGTTCTTCATAATAAGAAGATGCGGAATGATATTCTTTTATATCACCAAACATCTGACGTGTGCATTTCATATAATAAGACGACGATACGTTATCTTCTATTTCATCGAATCTATCTCTTCCGGCAGCTATATTCCACTTTGATCCATCAAAAATATTTACGCCTGTGATCACTAATTCTATCTTTGGAACAGATGGTATGGTGGTATTTGTAGGTGTAATAAAGCACTTTAATTCGTGATTAGCTGGGTCTATCGAAGAAGAATGTGCAACGACATTTAAAACAACGTTGTTGTAGGATTTTCCGTCGGCGTTAACACGTATTAGACTTTGATATGAGCTGTACTCTCTATCAACTGGAAACGAGTAGATTCCTTCGAATAAGAACGATCCCGATGTGAACAAACCATCATTTATATCGTCGGATATTCCGTGTCGTGATTCTAAGTCAGCTACTGGAATTACGTTTGTACCTCCAGCTATAGCAGTGAGCGGGACGCCCTCGATTGTTGCTGACCCATTGAACGCTTCGCCTGCGAATAGTGATGTTATTGTAACAATTCCGCCTGAGTCGGTTACAGAGAAATCAGGAGTACCTGAAGATATTTCCCATATTCCTGTTGTGGTAGTTCCTCTTGTCCACGTCTCTGTCAATGAAGTAGATGTCATCGTTATTATTATTACATGCCCATCGGCAGGTGCTAGTCCAGGTGTTGTCACTGATGTTGCTAAAATACCAGGTGTAGGATAATGTGATGATATTGTCTGCATAGTTCCCTGTGGTTCCGGGAACCCTACTTCAAGCCGTGATCCAGACAAGAATCCTGATTTTATGTAAGGAAGGTCTTCGTATATACCGTCAGAGTCATAGACGCCTGTTGATGTTGTGCTTAATGATCCAGAAAAGTCTAGCATTGTAGACGTTTCTATTTTTTCTTCTCTTGAGTATTTTATATCGTTCTTAAGATTTCCACCGTACTCTCTGAGACGTAGTAGCGAGTTTGGATCAATTCCTGCTGACAATAGAAACGATTTAATACTGTTTATAGTTCCCTTTGATTTGTAGATGTCTTTTAAGTTAACAAGTATTCTTCTCCAGATCTGTGATTGTATGTATGACAGCGCTGTCTGAGCTTTTGTCGTCTGATCACTTGTGTTTTCACCATGAGCGAACTGTTCCCATGATGCCTCTGGAAATATTGTAGGCAGATCAAATCCGTAGTATTTTGCAACAAAAGTTAAAAATGTATTGATTGCAGACTCTTCATCGCTGTACTCTACATTCAACAAGTTAGAAAAGTTATCTGTTACTATTTTTATTTCATCAAAGAATTTTCCCCAAATTAGCAAAACTGAAGTTAGCATTTGTGCTGTGCCTAGTTTTCCAGAATTTGGCTTGTCGCCTTCGTATGCGTTTAAAATTGTACCAAAGCCGCTTTCATTTGATATAGTTTCGTTCATTCCGTCTAAAAAGTAATGAGGTGGGACAAGCTTTGTGATTAAGTTTGGATTGTTGTCATCATATAAAATTGCTGATGTAAGTAGTGATGTGTTGAATGTTTGTACTAACGTGTTGTTTGGGAACAAGATCGGAAAGTATTTTTCATCTTCAAATTCAATAGGATTTACTATTGATGTAGGATTGTCTCTAAGTGAAGAATCAAAGTTATTTATTACACTATGAAAACCATTTCCTGAGCTGTCTATTACTATATTCGGAGTGTTCACAGCTGCTTCGGCATCGAAGGGTTCGTTGAATCTAAAATATAAAACAAGATCATCATCTTGGAATATCTGTTTTTTAGCTTTTGGCTCTACTGAGTCCCATGATATTGCTTTATGATATAATCTTAATTCATCTATGTACCCATCGAAATATTCACCTTGTGTGAAAGTCGTAGTTGAGGTTATCTTAGTAGTATTTCCATACCCAATAGTTAGATAGTTATTAGTAGGGTTAATATTAAGTACCTCCAATACTAAATCATTTGTTGACTCCACTCCGTTTACTAATATCTTTAAAGTAGACGTCTCACTGTCTCTGTCAAATATTGCGCATATGTGATTGAATTTTCCTTTGACAATAGGAGCTGATACATATGACACAATTTCTGCAGTCGTGACGATAAACTGAATGTTGCAAGCTGTTGTACTTAAATTTTCTTCCAACACTAATGAAAATCCAATATTGTTACTTTCTAGTTTCTGTAAAACTATCTGGTTTAAATTGGCAGCATCCTCTGCGTATATGTGAGCTTCTATTGAAAATGATTTTGAACCTGGGTTTAATCCCTTCTCACCAGTAACTATTGCCGACTCTTTTATTACTATTCCTGAATTTTTGATGTCTTTTACGTCTATCGAGTTAGGAAGCGACTTATTGAACTGCAAATATCCAGTATTTTTAGGAAAAGTATCAAGTATATATTTTTCAAAACCCGTCAATGAATTAACAAAGTCTATTACTTCCTTTTTAGTGCCATCGATTGGATATCCGTTGACAAGTTTGTCAAAAGCTGTGTTTACATTAGACACAGCAGAATTAAAAAATGTATGATTTTCAAACTTGGACCAGTCAAGATTAAGCTGTTGTGTAGATGAAATAGACTTTAGTGCTTCTTTGAAAAAGTCGCTTTCAGGAAACTCATCGAACAGAGTGTTGTCTATTAATTTGCTTACTGAGTCTGTGTAGGTTGTCATTATTATACTACCTTAAAGATATTATTTTCGCCGATAGTATATTGTAGAGAGCCTGCTGTCTCTGTTAATCGGAACTTAATTTCATATGATGTTCCCTTTGATAAGCCTGATAAGTTTAATATCATGTGCATCTCATCTGTATCATATGAGACTACAGTTGCAAGTTCATCAAAAGGAATTATTATATCTCCTGTGCCTACGTCTATTAAAGAATAACAAAGAGTGCCTGCGACGCCTAATAGAATGTCATCTGATCCTATTAGTTTTCCTTTGTTTTTAATCGGTAATTTTGTAGCTTCAACAGAGCTATAGTTTCTGTCATCAACGAATATGTGAAGCCTTACCTTATCTGTAGCACTGTATTCTTTTTGTAAGTTTAATATTGTTGCTTGATAATTTGTATAATCTACATTTGAAGTTGCTGCAGAAATATCTTCTGTATATTTTATTATTAGTCTTGGCGTCTTATTTTTATCATTTGAGTGACGTGATACAAAGCGCTTTACGAATCGCGTCTTGTTGTCCTGTTCTTCAGTCTGAATGAATGATACTCTGAATCCGTTGTTTGTGATCGGCGTCGTTGTTCTAAGCATTGCAGTAATTGCAGTAGTTACGTCTACAGAGAGATCCTCTTGGCCTGTCTCGAAATCTTGAGTAACTCCATACGTTGATATATCCAAGACATCTGTTACTGACAATATGTTGAAAACAAGATAAGGATCACCTAATGTTGGTGTTATTGTTGTATGTGTTCCCCACAAAGTCTCAACTCCACTAGAATAAGAGGCTGTTAAAAAGTTGCATACATCAAGGTCGTCGAACGATTCTACGTCACGACCTGAGCCTTCGTCGAATGCGAAAGATAACGGGGTGACTAATAATGAAAAATTAGATGGAGTTGTCTGTCCACCGAAGACATCGTACATTTTTAGTGTAGCTTCAAAGCCAGTTTCAGACTGTATTCCTGCAGCAAGCTCAGATAGGTCGAACTTCACGAGTCCTCTTGATAGTTCAACGGGAACGCTAGCACCATCGGCGTCTGCATGTAGTAATAAAGTCCCAGTGTCATCTTTGTAAGTCTTTGGGTGACCAGTGAACGATGACTCGTCATAAAGCTTGAATATATCGATTGTTGATGCATTACCCATGTTGGCATCAGTAGCCCGGGTTGCTTTGTTTAATACTTTATTTGTTATGTATGTGTCTGCTGATGCTGTTAGTATTTTGTACATTATTTCACGTATCCTGCGATGTCATCTGTTGAACTCTTTAATTCAAATATAGACCCTGGAGGCCCTACCAAGAACTTTCCAGACGTATTTTTGTCTATATCTAAGTTAAAAGAACTATACCCTGATCCTGCTTTGTTTAGAATTGTGCAATAATTAAGAGCTATTACGCCTTCTGTGGTTGTTATTAACATCTCTATATTTGTTTTATTTATTGGCATATCTAGATGCCATTTTTTTATATCAAACAGTGATTTAATTTTTTTGTTAATATTGCTAATAATCAGATTCTTGTTAACAATACCATCTGAAAGTATTTCGTATTCAACACCTATGTTTATTACAAACGCATCTAAAATATCAATAGCGTCTGTTATAAGTCTATATTGATTTAAATATACTTCAAGATTCTTCTTAAGACTATCAGATGATGATATTAGTTTGCCTTTTGAGTCTCTGCTAATGATGTATAATTGTGTTGAAAACAAATTGCTTGTTGTGTTTGAAAGTCCAGCCCTAAACACTCTTCCGAAGTTTGTAGGCAACGTATACACTCTTGTAAGAAGATCATTTTTAGATACTATTCTTGATTGAGAATTTTGATGTCCTTTATATTCAAACCTTAGTTCGTTTAATGTTGGTTTGTCTTCTCCACCACGAGCTGCACTCATGTTTATAACGTTTAGCGATGTTTTGATGTTAAAATTATGGTATGATGTTGAATTTCTGTTATACATTAACAACAGTTTTTCAACTGTCTTTATAGAAGATGCAGATACGTTATGGTTTAGTCCGCCACCCTTTCTATATACTATAGTTAAATTTGTATTATATGGTGACATACCTAGTGTTGATGTTGATAGCATGTTGTTAGGATCAATTGATTGCCTACTCATGATTGTCTTACCATACATTGGAAGAGCAAACTCACTTGGATCTGGTATATAATCAGTATCAAGTGTCATTGCGTTACCGCTACCAAATGTCAATTTTGTTTGTCCTGAAATCCTGTCTAATTCTCTAGTAAATCTGTATGGTGCTGGAATTATCTCTAGATTATCAGAAACTACATCATAATCATAGCTTTTATTTTGAACAGACCGAAAAACTACGTCTTGAGACAAATACTCTACTTCGTAGTACTCATTGCCTGACGAGTCTTTTATTCTTAATATTTCGTTTATATCTGAGTCTGATATTGTTATTTGTTTGAACTGTTGAAAACTTCCAGCAGAAATAACGCTTGTTTTTGTCTCGCCTGATACGCATATTCCTGTCATTTTTATGATATACGTGTTTGGATTAAGGTCTGAGTCTAAGTCATCTATGTTTATAGTACGCTCATGAACATATTCATCAAAAATTTGCCTAGAAAAATCTAGATCTTCCATCAATTCAAATGTAACTCCTGAATTTGATTTTATAGACGTACCAGTAAGAATTATAGGAAGTACATTTGGATCTACAACGATATTATCATTTATGTCAACTACCGAAGGTACTGTTAAATAAAAGTCTATCTCAACAATTGAAGGAGAAGTAGATCTGTTTTTTATTCCTGCTGTTTTTAACAGTTTTTCAATGTTTTTAGTTTGTACAGCTGTATCAATATCTAGTTCATTGAATTGATGATCTAAATAGAACGACATAACATCACCAACGTGTGCTGCCATATCTAGAAACAGACCACCCATAGAGGCGTCAGAGAAATCTTTGATTGAGTCTGGAAAATACGTTGTGGCGTATTCTACAAGGTCGCCGCGTAGTGCATCGAAATCTCTTCCATAGAATGATCTCTTTTTTACACTTTTTAGTTCACTTATTAATTTTTTTTGCATTTTAACTCACGGGTTGAACAATAACACTAAGTTTTTTGTTTATTATATTTACACTTCTTATTGAATATGTCAACGTTAAAAGAGCAGATGCTGCCCCTGTTACTTCGTCTATTTTGCCCATATTATACTCAAAGTCTGACAGTTCTATATACGGCATGCTCTTTGATACTGCTGTTTTTATTCTTGTCATGACTACTTCGGCAAAGTCTTCTTCTGATAGTTTTTCTGTTAATAACGGTCTTATGTTTGCACCTATATTATACGATCCGAGTCTTTCGCCGTTATTCGTTTTTATAAGATTTGCTAAATTGTCATTTATTTGTTTTCTAAAATCATTAGACATTTCAAATAACATACCTTCTCCGGGCTGTAGCGGTGTTTTTATTCCGTATGATGATTCAAAAGTTCTTGAAGTTTTAAGTTCACTAGAGTTTCTTTCAATACCTACGTTTTTAAAATTATAGCTTGCCATTTGTGCTTCCTTGTTAATAAATATAATGAATAAAAAATATTGTGTTTATTTAATTTATCATGTATTTAGTTTTGCGTAATCTATAACTAATTATATCAAAATACTAATTATTTGTTATGATTTAGATTTTCTTCCGGAATCGATCCCCATTTATTGACTGGGCACTTTTTACCACTCGAGAATATCATACCTGGAAACGAGCATTTGCAGATATCACAGAATCTCATTATAACTTTTGATGACTTGAATGTCTTTTTTTTCAAATGATCACAAGATACACATGTGTTAAATCTTTCCTCGACTATTTTTTTTGTCGCTAATGGTAGTTCTTTATTAAAGTACTTGACCATTAAAAAAGTTAGCCAGGCGTCGCCTATGCTTATTATAGACATATCATTATCCAAACATAGACAATTTCTCTTCAATACACTCAGCTAGTGTGATTGAGCCTCCTACATCGGGAAGAGACTCAATTATAATATCAGGAAACGCAGGAGGAGAACCTAACAGTGTTCCGACTATTAGATCTAGTGGGATTTTAATCATTGCGACGACTGTCGTCACCAGAGCAAGTCCTTGAGTTTCTACATCCCAGTCTAAATTTATTGTACCATCTGGCAATATGGGTGGGAATCCGGCTGCCGGTAGTGGGCCTAGAGCTGGCATGGATGGAAGATCACCTAATGCAATTGTTACATCAATTACCTGAAGTGCTTGTATTATTCCGGGTAGAGTTAAAGGAATTGCAACCTGTGCTGCAATCTTAGATAGGGTCACAGCGCCAAGTTCGTCCTCATTAAAGGCAAAATCCAAATAAGGCTGTATTGGTGCCATTGCAGCGTCGAAAACAGCTAATAGAGGTTGCATTGCAGGAAGATCACAGTCAGCCATTTTTATTACTCCGTGTGTACTATTTTGCTAAGAGCAGTGAGGGCTTCAGATTTAAAGGCTTCACATGCGAGGATGATGTCCGGCTGGCCGGTGAGTGGAGCTCCTAGATTTCCGCCTAATGCGAGAGCTGCATTCATTGCATCGGCGAAATTATTAATTGCTGTAACTAAGTCATCACCTCTTATTACATGTTGATGTTCATTTGTTAAGTCACCAGTGTGTTCCGTATCAGGTGAACCTAGAAAGACACGGCTTCCGACGAGAGCTGCTTCTCCGTTTGACATAAGATCTAGTTCAGCACCTGCCAGAGACTTTGCTCTGACCCCTCCTCTTGCTGCAAGCCTTATTTCGCTTGATTTCGCAATTATAAATGGAGACTCACTAACCTGCCCAGAATATGTAAAATTGAGTCCAAATTTTTCATCGCCATCGGCATTCGTAGAGATATAGATTCTTGATGCGTCCTCTATGTAATCTGAGTCTCCTTCATTTACACTTTGATCTTCTATTACTGCTCGATCTGTCTCTTTGTACCCACGATCATTTTCCCTTAATGTACTATATGTATTTGTTATTATTCCTGCAGTTAGTTCAATATTTCCGTCGCTTAACGAATTATTATTGCTTAATCTAATTGAAGAATTGTTTCCGCCCTGTAATAAAAACTCATTGCCTTTTGATTTTATAATTGGGACAGGCTCTCCTTTAAAACTCTTAGATGAATGACTATCGAAAAACGTCATTAGTCTCATCATGTCGACGTCGGTAGTATTTGTTATGAGCGGAAAATCAGGAGTCGTTGTTTCATCTGTTGATTCTATGCCTAATGCTATGTCAATATTAGTTCTAGTAGATACTGCGTCTTCATCACTTATTTTTCTTAACCCACTAGTGTAGTTTATATCCTCTATATTTAACAGTGAAGCTTTTCTAGTTATCCAATAATATGACCCGTTGTCATTGAATATCCATACCATTTCACCCGCATTTATCGGTTGTGAAAAATGAGGTGACATAAATGGAAGTGCATAAAAAACTTTGCTTCCTTTCATTTTTCCTAGATTATTTATTTTTGCAAATATTATTGATTTACCTGGTAGGTAATCAAATGCCTCTTTATTATGTAGGAATTTTAGTATTGTTGCTTTTCTTTCTTCAGAGACTCTTTTCGGGTCGTCTATTACATCTACAACATATGCTGAAAACGTGCTGTCGTGTGCTCTATTTACACCTCGACCAATATGTGTCGAAATGTCGCTAAGTGCATCTCTAAAATTATCAGGTGGCATGTTTTATTCCATTATTGTAGAATAAATATCTTCTGGGTCGAATTTAGAATTATCTTCTTCTGCCTTTGTTATTAATTCTGCAAGCTTTAGTATTTGATCGTTTGATTTACTCATTCTTTCTAGGTATTTTGAAGCTATTGCTCCTGTTACTGCATGTTGAGCAGATCCCGATAGATCTTTGAATAAATCGGCAAAAAGGAACGATGCACATTCTCTGTCTTTTACAGCGTTTTCATAGATTTCTTTCCACAAAAACTTTCTTTTGTCTTCAAGTGACTCGATTGAATTTAACAGATCAGAAAATTGTTTTACTTTATTATCTTTGTCTGTTATTTTAGTGAGTTCTTTGTTTATTTTTTCTTTTGTAGTCATTTATTCTCCAAAAAATATATCGAACTTGTCGTCTTTTTTGATTGATCTATAATGTTTTCGTATAGAAGACATTGAAACAGACAATTGTTTTGGATTTAAACCTGAAATGTCTCTAAGGTATACAAAGACTGCACGCTTATTTAGAAACTCTAGTTCATCTATACTTGAAAAAAGCGTAATTATTGAATCAATACACGAGATTTCGTTAGTGCCATCGACTCTACTCTTTATTTCTTCCAAGAGTGAGAAGAGATTCTGTATGGCGTTTTCTCTTATTAGACGAGCATCTTGTGATTTAGCTATAGAGTGCGTTTCAATTGCAACTTTGTCCCTATGACTCATAATCTCCGTGTCATCTATTGAAACTGATCGTTTCATATCTCTTGTATTCTTTTTTGACTGTATTATCAACCAATTTTTGGCGACGACATTGAAATACGAGAAAGCCTTTGATCCCTTTGATGGGTCAAATTTGTAAAGCGTTTCATACAAGAATGTTACACAATCATTTTTTAGATCTTCGTAAGACCCAGTTAATGATCTAAACCCGTGTATAAAAATAAGATTTTCAACTAATTTATTAAATGGTTGCTTTATTCTTGTTACATAGATTTCGTGTTTTTCTTCTTCTGTAATAACTTTTTGAAATTCGCAAATTGCATCATGGGCAGGACGCCCGAAATACATTTTAGTTCCCTTTTTTTTACCTCTACGTCTTGTTGTTCGTCTTATTATCAATTATCTGCCTGATTTTCTTCATTAGTTTGATCATCTGAGTCTTTGTAATCTTCAATGATGTATGCAGATATATTTAAAAATGTATTTCTAACATTATTAATACTTGACATTACTTGTTTTACTTCTTGACTATCGAAAAATATTGGTGTTTCAAGAACTTTTGATATTTCCATATACTCTTCGTCGATCGCATCTAAGATGTTAGTTAATTTTTCTTCTGTTTTTAGTATTAAGATGGCAAATTTAATTGTAAAATAAGCAGACAAAATACTAAATAATATAAGGAATCCTATAATATATAAGTGATAATGTGAAATAAAATTAATCATTTTGTAAAATATTTTTTTGTATTAAAACGTTATATTGTTCTGAAATGGCGTCAAATGAGTAGTTTTGTTTGATTTTTTCAGCTAATTTGTTTGATTTTGATTGAATTCCTTTTCTATTTTTATAAAAATCTTTTGCTTTCTTTTTAAAATCATTTTCATTTACCTCTGCCCACTTTAATCCTGGGACAAAAATATTGTTGTCGATTTTTGATTTATCTACTTCTTTTAATTCATAATCTAATTTGATGAATGAACCGAGATTAAGAAAGTCTAAATGTCCTGACCAGTTCGTTGCGATTACTGGTAATGCAGATGATGCAGCCTCAAGTAGTGGTAATCCAAACCCTTCACCTCTTGTCGCTGAGATTAGTGCATTTATGTTTTTATGTTTGTAAAGTGAGGCAACCTCTTCAGGAAGCATATTTCCATGCAATAGATGAACCTTTGGGTACTGTCCATGTCTGACTTCACTTATTAATCGACCTACGAGGCTTGTGGTTATTCCTTTATCGATTTTTGTTGAACGGCTTGAGTTCGTCTTAAGAACTATTCCAACATCTTTGTTGTCTTTAAATTCTTCACAAAGCCATTTCACAGTATTAAAAAGATTCTTTCTATCAGTTGTAGGCGTCATACCCGTAAACTGCCCGAACACCAAGAAATTAAACTTAGTATCAATATTCAAATCAATGTCTATTATTTCTTTATCAATTGACTCATGATATGACTCACCTACAACTACTACTTTTGTAGTTACTTCAACGCCTGTGTCATAGATTGTCTTCTTGACAAATTGTGATGGGACGACAACAAGGTCCATTTTGTTTATTTTTTCTATCCACGCTGGGTTGCACTTGTCTGTCTCGACTAGTGCTGTGACGCCTACATTGAATTTTGCCAAAGATGTATCCCATTCATTTGGTAGTTGTACCTGGAATGATATGTCGAAATTATCCCTATTTGTTATAGACGATTCGAGTATTCTCCCTATAAGACCGTCTTCTGCATCATGATTTAGTATCCATGGAGTGTTTCCCCAGTTGACAATTTGTGACGTTGTTACAAAGTCTGATCTATTAAGTAGATACTTTACTATTTGTCTGGAATGCACTCCATATCCTGACTGACTGAGAAGTGGTGCTCTAATTACTACATTTTTTCTATTCATAGCGTTGTAATATTCCATGGTTTATAGTCGTTTTTCCAGTTGTCGATAGTGTCTTTTAATGAGTCATGCCAAAGATCAACAGTTGTTTGTAGATTAAATTCTGATTTGACATATTCCATTACTTTCTTTGACATTTTATTTTTTGTTTGTGTGTCATATGAATATACCTCATGAAGAGCAGACGCTATATCATCAACTGATGCGTAGTCTTCGTAAATGTATGGTACCTGCTGGCTGCCTGCGAGTGTTTTCATTGTGACGTCTAGGGCGACTCCGTTCAGTGAACCATCTCTATGATCAATGATCTGGCGTGTTAGACCACCTGTTTTTACTGCAATTATCGGTATCCCAGTTTGCATTGCTTCTAATGTTGAAAGCCCGAATCCTTCAGAATAACTTATGTTTACACACACATCGGATACATTATACAGAATGTTTATCTTGTCAAACTCTAGTCTCTCTCTAGAGAAGAATACACTGTCTTTTATTCCTAGTTCTTCTGCCAATATGAATAAATTTGAACCCTCTTTGTCATGTGGGTCTGTGTGCATTATTAAAATAGCATCTTTGTTTTCTATTTTTTCTAAGAACTTCTGCCACGCGAACAACAAATCACCAGGACGTTTCCGTCTAGCGTTTCTATTATTCCAGATTGCAACAAAGTGATCTTCTTTTCCTGCGCCTAATATTTTTTGTTTATATTTTTTTCTTTCGCTATCTGGAAGTCTAAAGAATATGTCTTCTGGGACTGCATGTGGTATGAAGCTGACTCTTGGTTTGTCTGGCATGTTCTCTGATAGCATTTTGTATGTCAAGTATGAATGACAATTTACTGTATCAGTTGATTCATATAGTTTTTCATTGAACTTTGGAAAGGGCTCGTTGTCCCAGACATGCCAGTACGCAACTGGACAAACTTGATGTATTTCATCTTCCATCTCCCAGAGCCATATAAAGAATCGTGGGTCAGTAAAAATAAAAATAAGATCAGGCTTCTCTGTAGCAAGAGTAAGTCGTATGAGGTCTCTGTTGCCAAAGCCATCTATTGGCTTGATTACAAAGTCGTCATTAATATGAACTGTCTTGTAGTCAGAATGCTTCATTGCAGCACCGAACTGTCTGAAAGTCCATTCATTTTTCTTTATCAACCCATTAATGAGATGACGCGTTTGAGTTCCTACACCCGATGTAGACATCGCATGATCAGATAAAACTAATATTTTTTTCTTTTTTTGCACTTGTTATATTATCCTATCACTTAAACATTATATCAAAAATAAAAAAAATTTAAAATAATTTTTAAGTACAGTGTGGTGTGTCCTTATATGGACAGAATTGACATGAGTTTCTATTTTTCATTGCAAACTCTCGCATGACCGATGAGATCATGTTATTCATTAACTTCACGCCTTTTGCTAGTGTCTTTGGGCCTACTGAGACAGGGACAATATCAACAATATTTCCAATCTTTCCGCCTCGTTTAAGAAGAATAAATGCACATCGTATGTCCTTGAGTTCAATATCGTATTTCTTTGAGTAGAAATGCTTGTATAGAATCAACTGTGCTTGTAGAGTGAAGTCCTGTTTCTTATCCCGGCGCCACCCATATGCTCCAGCTGTTTTCCAGTCAAGAATCCAATAGACGTATCCTTCGCCTCTTTTCTTTGGGACTTTAATGATAGCATCAACAAATCCTTTGAACTTTACAGGCTTTCCTTCAATAGGCTCATAGAGATATTCCTCTGCCTTTACTGTTTCCCAACCTGGGAACTCTTTATCAAGGTAGTCGGGAACCTCAGCCCACATGTTTTCTGCCCAAGTGCACCATTTTTCTACACCGACATCGGATGATTTCTTGTACCAGCCCGGCTGCTTGTCTACCCATTCAGGATCATCAAAGCCGTGCTTTTTGAAGTCTTCTCTGATGTCGTTGAGCAATTTGTCCTTGTTTAGATCTTTACCTTCAAGCATATTTTCACAGCCTTCGTGGACTGCAGTACCAAAGCCAAGATAAGGTGACGGTTTAAACATGTCAATTTTATCTATCTTCGCAAGCTTGTGCCGCCAACTACATTCAGCCCATTCTTTTATTTCAGAGAACGAGACATGTGATTTTCCAGTTGGTAGTACGTATAATTCTTCACTCATAAGATGAAACTCCTTTTATAATAATATTATACCATAGAAGACGGTGATTTACATATTTTTATTGAAGGTGTAGGTGTGTTGAAATCTATTTTATTGTGGAATATCCAACCGCCCATCTTTTGTTTTAATTCTACACTGAGTAGTGTGATATCTTCATCAGAAACTTCAGACCACGGCTTGTCAAAGAACATATTGTTCTCAATTGTGTCCGCTTGAGCTATATTATACATGCTTTGCCAGTGTCTAGACCAATAATTTTTATACGTCTTTATTTTTCTTTCAAGATTGAACCATGAATAATGGAATACGCCGGGATATGTTTCAATTATGTCTTCAATCGAGTCCTGATATGCTGTTAGTGATTCAGTATCACCGTTTAAGGCTTCAACTCTTAGTGTATGCAAGTCTTTGTTGTAAAAGTTTCCAAAAGGCACATGCGTTCCATTGTCTGTTCTAATGTAGTCACAGCCATCTGATCCTTGTTTTGAAAATAGTTCTCCGTTTTCATCATGAGCCCTAAGATGGGCTGGAATACCGTGTGTAATAAAGTCTTTATTCTTACTTAGTCGTGCTTTCCAAGGGTTGACATCTACTCTTACTTTATCGTAGTCTCCCCAGTATTCAACAACAGGCAAGGCTATTAAGTCCATAGTGTTTGGAAAGTTATCTACAATATTTTTTATTTTTTGTCCGTCGTCCTCATGAACAATCTCATCGACATCTTGTTGCCAGCAGAAATCTGATGTGCATAATTTTCGGGCTTCTGCCTTCTGTTGACCATCATACAGTGCGAATCTAGTATCATTCCAGTTTCTTTGTACCACATGCACTGCTATTGATTCGTGGGCCTCTGCTAGTTCGTGGAGCCTTTCTAGTGTACCATCTTTGGAACCACCATCGACTACGACTATTTGGTCACAGAATGAAGCCAGGGATAATATTGATTCTTCAAATGGGTACTCCTGATCTATACAGTTGTATGTAGTTGTATAACCTGATATGGTCTGTTTCTTTACGTTGTTGCTTATTTCGTCCCAAAACACTGATGGTCTTGATTTTAAATAATTTATTGTGTCATCATTTGAACCAGTGAACCACTCTTCGTTTACATGTTGTACGTTTTCATTTGTTTGAATGTCACAACCTAATAACTTTGCCTCTATGATCATTCTTGGACATGTGTCATTACCTGATGGGAAGTATGATATTCCTTTTGACTCGGAGAGCTTTTGTAAGAATTCATCATGTGATAATCCTGAAAGTAGTTCGTATTCTTTGTTGTTGTCTGTACACCAGTCAGTTGAAGCATTTGCATCTTTTATCCAACTTTGAGAGTTTAAAACAATATACTTATCATTCTTGTTATTTTTTACTAGATTTTCTATTTTATCAAAAAACGAAGTAGAGAAAACTGAAGATAGAACGAAACTATTAGCATCTTTCAAAAAAGGAAAAGCTCTCTCATAAACAGATCTCTGACCTTCAGACATAAACCACAACGATTTTGCAGCATAATAAAAAGTAGAAATTAGCTTGCCATGATGTTCATTAGCACAATCACATTTAGCATCTTCGAAATGATTATGTTTCTCTACAGATCTATATTTACAGAACTTGTAGTCATATTCTATAACTGAATATTTTAAGTTGGCAATAATTGTAGGGATTAACTCAAGATTAATAGATGCAAAATTAGTAAAAATCCAAAACTTATTATAACCCTCTTGAAGTAGCTTCATAGAGATATCTTTAGAATAGATCCTTTGTACAACACATTCAGTATTCTCAAAGATAGCCTCAGTAGTTAGTTCAGCTCCACCGTTAATATCGGAAGAGAATAAGTCAGAAACTAAAATAATTTCAGTATTGTCGTGAATAGACAAAGTATCAAACGGACTGTTCATTACAGATCACCTCTTACAGATACTACTGTATATCGATATATTGTATTAATATTTTTTTATGTTTGTGAGTGCAACGAACAATCACATTTTTTAATAAACAATACAGAGATCACTGATATAATAAAAGGGATTGGTTGGGTGGGCTAAGCTAGATTTATGCTATTCTTTCAATTAGGATCCAAGTCTGATCAGCTCTGACTTTTACCTCCACGACTGTCTCTCTAGTTCCATGAAGAAATAACATATTTAAATTTAATACATCACCTACAGTAAGAATTGCAGTAGTTGTGCATACATTTGACATCTTGCTAACAGTATCAGCTGCACCACTACCACGTCCATAAGACCAAGCTTCAGAACAATCAATTGTATCTATAGAAGACGAAGATCCAGTTGTATTACGTAGAAATGTTCGCATATTTACTCTATTTAGACTCGGTTGTATTTGACTAAGATTAACAGAATATGATATTTTATAAGTACCGGCTTTATTTATAGTAATGTCTGTTGTTGGGTATCCTGAGATAGTATAAAAATTGGCATCTACAATAAATGGTGTATTCCATATTACGCTTTGAACCCATGCCGGATTCAGAGCTGTAGTGTAACCACCGGTTCCGATAGAACCAACTCCCGCAACCAGCCCAACGTAGGCAGCGGTAGTTCCTACTATGTCATAAGATTGAGGTGGAGCAGGTCCGTTTCCTAGATGTAAAATTCCACCCCTAGCTACACAGCCGTCAACTTTAACATCTCCACCAAATTGTGAAGTCCCTTTGTGAGTTGTTGAACCTAGAGACCCAGGAACTCCCTCTACGTAGAGGTTGATATCATTAGATGCTATAGCTGTTGCGGGTTTTCCTGCCAAACTTAAAGGATTAGTCTGAATCATCACAGTAGGTTTATTAACTCCTCCGACTTCTCCACGGATAATATTATAAAGCTGAGGAGTCCCACCACCATATTTACCTCTAATTTCTGTTATCTTAGAGTCTTCAGTATTTCCTATTACAAGATCACCTAGTTTAGACTGAATTATGACGCCTTCACCACCTGTTACAGTGCCAGTAGTTGAATCTGTTAATTTGATAATAGCTTCATCTAAGGCGCTTGTAGAATTAATGATAAGTTTAGGCGCAGCTGCTGTGAGCTCTACAAGTCCATCGTTGTCAATTGTAAAAAGTTCGGCAGCTTTTGCATCTATTTTTACTATTTTTATCGCGCTAAGTGGGCTTGCATGATCTATTAACAATGATTCATGCGGGTTGTCAGTGGCACCGCTTTTGGTGTCTATTCTCAAAGTTGGGACGTTGTCTGTGCTAGGAGACACAAATTCAGATGTTATATGTAATTTAGCATTATACGATGCTGGTATTGTTCCTGACCCTAACCAGACTCTATTGTCAACGGTGTCGTATTTTAGATGCGCTGCTGCAGCAAATGTTCCGAGTACAGTTCCAGCAATTTGGACTATCCCAGCTGGAGCTATTGAAGACCCACCGCCTGAAGTTCCGTTAGCAGCATGTGTAATTCTTCCTTGTTGATCAACTATAATATCAGCATTTGTATACGAGCCCAATGTTACTGTAGTATTATCGAGATCTATGAACAACTTATCACTGGCGACTGATCTAGTAGATGTACCGGTTCCACCGACGATTGCAATCACTTCACCATCCTCTACTGTAAATTGAGAACCTGTATCGCCTCCTATATTAAAAGAAGTCATTTCACCAGTTGCTGTAGAAGGTGCAAACGGTAGGTCGCTGATTGTACACTTCTTTACATTGCTATCATCAATATCATGAAACAATATTTTATCACCTGTAGCAGGCGCCGCTGTTGTTACCATTACTTCTATAAAATTATCTGCACCTGCGTAATCAAGTGCCACAGTAATAGTGTCAGTTGCCACCACTTCAGTTGACAAGCCTGCGCCGCCCAATACACTTAACGTGTCTTCGTCGGCAAGAGCCTCGCTAGAAGTCGTAGTATCAGCACCTAAGTTTATCCCAGTAAATGTTGAACCCGCTGTAAACGCAGTTCCTATGGCATCATATATCGAACCTGAAACAACTAGATCGCCACCTATTAATGTAACGCCGTCTCCAGTTCCCGGAGTACCTCCATGATCAATGATGGTAATTGCATCTTTCTTGCCTGGTGTACCATGAACATAGACAGAGACGTCTTCGCCGATTTGTCCCGATGCTATAGAGTTTGTACCCTCATCACCAGTAGAAATAGTATGTGAGTATATTTCTATTTTTTTACTATCACCAGGTATTATTTCATCTTCTTGACCTATTATCTTAGATACTTTTATTTGATTTGCTTGAAAGTCTTTTGTAGCCATTTTTTATTTCCTTATTTTTAAATATTCCACTCAGTAGAATAATATTCGTCTGTAGTGCCATTTGAATCAGTAATCGTTAGTTTAACTCTTAATTTTGAGCAATATGAATTATAAACTCCAGGTGGTGCGATTATTTCGTACATATAAGTACTCCCACTTCCAGTAGAACCATCATTCAGATGATCATCTGAATGATTGAAGACATTCCACCTGGCGCCAGTATATGCCTCTAATTGCCAAAAATAGCCCAAAGTCTCAGTATCAGTAATGATTCCCTCTGATAATATATTAGGGCTTATAGTAATTCTATCACCTCTATTAAGCATAGGAGCGTCAGGCCTATCGTTGAAACTGTCAATTTCAGGTGGTTTGAAAATATCAAACAAGTGAATTGAAGAATTTGTATCATAACCGTCATCTACTGTCAAAATAGCCCTGAATGCTCCAGGACCAGGAGCATTAATAGTTAAGGCAGCAGTAGACGCTCCTGTGAACCCTGAGGATAGACTGGACCACGTTGTAGCGAACCTTTCTAGAGCCCATGAATATGTTAATGTTTGACCAGCATCTTCAGCTGATGAGCCGCTTCCATTAAATATATAATTTAAATTCGTGTAAATTTTAGCATCTCCAGATATGCTTGCAGTAGGAAATGTGTTTGTGACCCACTCTGAAGACACTACAGTATCTGTTGTTCCCATTGTATCTGTAATTGTTAGACTTACTCTGTATTTTGAATAAATTGTAGTGTCTAAACTATCAACTAAATATTCAAAAGTAGATTTTGATGAACGTATTATACTTTTTTCATACACGTCTTCTATATAGTTGTATTTTTGAAGAATCCAATTATATGTCAATGGATTGTCAGAGTCTACGGCAGTTGATGGCAAAATAATTGTGGCTAATTCAAGTCTATCGCCTATTGAAATCGAATTAAATGTTGATGTTTTTGTTGAACCTCTTATTCTTTTTGAACCAATCGACCCAATAGTCGGAGCATCGTAAGCAGTAATCGTCATGGTTTCTAAGTCATTATCGTATCCATCGCTTACAGTTAGATTTACGTCATAAGATCCTTTGTTTCTCAGCGTCAGTTCGGCAGTATTTAGAGTTCCAAGTTGAGTTTTCGATGAATCAGACTGATCTACTACATCCCAAATATATGTTAATGTTTGACCCGAGTCGTTCGTAGCTGATGTCGAGCCATTGTAATAATTACTAATTCCTGTATAAATTTTAGCATCTCCAGATATTCTTGCAGTAGGAGGATAATTTACATTAAACGACAAAATTGCAGATATAGTCTCTATACTGTCATCTACTGTTAATTGTATCTCATATTGTCCGCTTGTTGGTGGAGCTGTAATTTTTTGTCTTTTATTGCTATAATAGTCTTCTAAAATACAATCATGATCAGCTTTCTCAGGTCTAGAGACCTGACTCCAAGAATAACTTAAAGGATTCCCAACAGGAGACGAGCTCAATCTGCCGTCTAAAATAATTTCTCTCGCGCCGCTATACGATATCATGTTTTCAACAGAAGTTAGAGTGGCAATCGGGGGTGTATTAATAATAATATTTACGAAGTCAACGACTACAGAGTTTGATTCACCCATACCATCATCTACTATTCCTTTGATAATATACGTACCAAGAATGTCTGGTGTGATCTCATGCCCATCAGAGACTCTAATAAGTGTAGTAACTGATTTATTCGGTTTGCTTTCAATAACCGTCGAATAAGTCAAAGAGTCACCATCTGGGTCACTAAACCTATTGGGCTTTATAAGTACAACATCACCTAGTTTTGTGCTAGGATACGTAACATCAGCTCCTAGATCTACTGTGGGTGCTCTATTAGCGACGGTAAATGTGGTGGTATCCGATCTTGTGTAACCATCTCCGGTTATTGTAAGTTTTAGTGTATGTGTACCCAATGAGTCAGTAGAAAATGTAGGAGAAAGAACTGAGTCATCTGAAAAAGAAGTCGTTGCACCTACGGGTATGCTGACAATTTCCCATTTGTGATTTTGTCCTCTTCCATAATTGTATTTATACCCAACAACCGTTGGTACGGGGTCAAATGTGTTATCATCACGATAGAATGTAACAGTAGACGAACCAAACTCTACACTACGTGTTTCTTCGGTGGTTTCTTCTATTTCTTCATCTTTTTTTACTCTACCTGACGCCCTGTATTTTAGCTTAGACTTTCCAGACACGCTACTGGAAAACTTTATTGTGAATCCATCTTTTGAAACCCCAGAAAGATATGAATTAGAATTTGTTCTTAAAACAGGAGATACAACTAATCCAGGAATTTCAGTAAACGATTTTGAATATTCAATAACTACAGCGTCTTTTTTTTCGCCTGGGCTTCCTATTGATAACGTCTTGCTTGAAACTTTTGAAAAGTCTTTTTCTGATTTTCTAGAGCTACTTGCCATTATGACATTACTAATATGATTTGAACGTGTGCATATCCTGTAAATTCGTCAGACGCCGATATTGTACAGCTTGTTGTTGATACATTACTAACTACCAAGTTCACGTTTGCATTATCACCACTCGAATTTTCCGCGGCGATGGCCGTTACAGTGGGATCAACAGCAAATATTCCTTCGTACACATACACTTTTTCACTTTCAGCTATGAACTCTATAACGGTTGTCTCTATAATAGTCTCGTGTTCAAGCTCGTATGTATAAACAGGCCGCCTTCTGACATATGGGTATACTTTTTTAAAAGCATTTTTGTTTTTCTTTTTTGTTCCCGTAAGACTCACAGACACTCTCCATAATATTATTAAGTATAAATATTACGAAATTATTTTACTTTCAAATCATTTTTGATATAGCTGTTGCAAGCTCTGATCTTTCACCCTTTTGTAGTGTGATATGACCTGAAAGGTGTG